TTATCTGTTGAGTTGCAGAACGCATTAAAGGTGGACCAAGCTGTTATAAAGAATGAAGATGAAGTAGAGTACCCCGACTACCAAGATGCCAATGTGTTGAGCAAAGAAGAAGAAAGGATGATGCAGATGATTGAATCAGCACAGACAGAAGAAGAGTTAAATGCACTGGTTCCGCATATGATGGAGTCAATGGGTGAACGCTTTAATAAAAAGCTAGAATCACTACAGTCTGCTAATAAGCCTGAGCCTAAAGAGGCTAAGAAAGCAAGTAAAAAGCAGGACCATCCATTAGATTACTTCAAAACGTTGGTAGATAACTGCAAGTCATATAATGACTATGAGATGCTACAAAGTGATGCCAATACGCAGGAGAAGTTGGACTACTTAAATCTAAAGCTAGATGCGTTTGTAGATTCTGAAATGACTAAAGAAATAAAAGGCAATGGAGAACTTTTCGGCTGATAATTTTTTATTCCGTTGTAGTTCTTTGGGCAAGATAATGACTAACCCACAAGGCAAAGGCATCCGTGATAAAATCACGGATGCCGAAGCCTTAGTAGAGAAGCTTGTTGCAGAACTTGCTGTTGCAAAGCCACAATTAAAAACAACACAAAATAAAGCAAAAAAGCTTGAACTTTTAAAGGTTGATTTAGAGTCTTTGAAGAAGAGAAAGGATGAAGTAAACCTATCTCAGACCTGCAAGAACTATTTGATAGATTTATATGTAGAGGGTAGATACAATAGGAAGAAAGACATAAGCAATAAGTATATTGAGAAAGGATTGCAGGTAGAGGATGATTCAATTACCGTTCTTTCTTTGACTACAAAGAAGTTCTTTTTGAAAAACAAGTTTCGTCTTGAGAATGACTTTGTAAGCGGTGAGCCTGATACATTTATAGGCGAGGATATATTCCGTGCGGAAGTTGTTTACGACATCAAGAGTTCATGGGATTTATTTACGTTCAACCACAGCAAGTATGCTGATGATATAAACCAAGACTATTGGTGGCAGCTACAAGGCTATTCGGACCTAACGAATTGTAACAACATGGCACTGGCCTACTGTTTAGTAAACACTCCAATGCCTTTAATTAATATGGAATTGCAGTCGCTGTATTATAAGCTTGGCTGTCCTGGTGAGGATAATCCATCATACGTACAGGCTTGCAAAGACATTGAGAAATCTCTAACATTTGATGACATTCCAATGAGCGAAAGGATAAAGATAATTGAGTTTGAAAGGGATGAAGAGGCTATTGAGCGTATGCATCAAAGAGTTTTGGAGTGCAGACATTTTATGAATAAAACATTTACACATGAAGAAAGCAGATAAGTTTCACAAGATTGCCAATGAGTTCCTAATAATTTTTGATGCATCGGAGTTGTCCGGAAGAAAGAAGAATCTAGTAAGGGCTGTTGATGCCTTTTGTTCTACCGTAAGGTATAACTATCCAACCATAACATTGTCAGATGTAGCCAACATGGTGAACAAATATTTTGACAAGAACAATAAGAATTACAGGCACTCGGATGTGATTTTTGCAGAGCGTAGACACTTAGCGCGTATGGAGGATTCGTTGTCAGGAGATTTGTTTTATAGGGAGTGTTATAATGAGGTTATTTTAAAGCTTACAAACAACAATATAATACCGAAATATGAAAAGAAACAACAAGAGCAAAGAGTTGATTCCATTTGAACAAACTCTTGAAGGGCAAAACTATGAGATGTTTGAAAAGAAATGGAATGAGTCGCTATTCGGCAAGGAGGCAGGAAGTATTGACACCAAAAAGCTATGGTGGAGCTTGCTGTCATGGAGTGAGCAGGGTAATATGTATAAAAACTGGATGGCAGCAGCAAGAACGTTCTATTTAAAATCTCCCAATCAATACACGATATATCATGGAACCAAAGCAACTCAAGGAGCTATTGACTTCGACAGAACAAATCAGCAAGTATCAGCCTCAAGAGGCGAAGATTACTTCATTCCCGAACATCTCAGAAACAACGGTAGCGGTAATTAAGTATGCCGTTGATAATACGATAAAGCAAAAGCTTACAACTGCGCCTCAGCTTCTGATTAAAGATGCCACTACGATAATAGGAGAGATACTATCTGCGTACTGTGGCGCTACAAGCGATGGCACTCATTCAGGTGTTGTAGCAGAGTGCGTTGCTTTGATGACACACAAGTTCTCTCATATGTCAATACATGAGATACGTGAGGCGTTTAGGTTGGCTGCTATAAATGAGATTGATGTTGATTTAACAGCGTATAAAGGCGTAGCTACTGTATTTGTATTTGGGCAGGTTATGAGTAAATATGATGCAATCAGAAAGCCTGTTGCATACAAGGTATTGAGAGAGTCAAATGACGAATCGCATATAAGGCAGCATAATGACCTTGTAAAGAAAGAGGAGTTCTCTAAGATGATTTTGAATTGGTTTGAAGAATCCAAGAAAACTAAAGGTAGAAACATAAAGGGCGTTAATGATATTCCTTTTTACTATTATGATGCGTTAGCAGAGGATGGCGTTATAACTGTTGACATTGAAACAAAGAGGTTATATTTGGAGAAGGCTTTAATTTTGATTAAGAACAAGTTTGATGTTATGTCTTTAAGGAAACAAGATAGGCACTATATACATCAGATGGATGAGTTAGGGGCTATTGCTGCTTACCGTTCTATGTCAAGAGAAACGCAATCAGAGATAACCTCACTGGCCAAGCGACAATACTTATATGATTTATTCACTAATACAAATGACGAACTATGAAAATAATGTTTACAGAAAGAATATCTGATACTCGATTGGTGATGGGATACTGCCCAGGCTGTAGTAAGATTAATACGGTGTCAGATACGGAGCGATATACGCATTGTCATTGCGGAACTAATAGTTTAAATGTGTCATGGTCCAAAGCCGTAACATTAGGCTTAGTTGTGTTCTTGATTAGTATGTACATTATATTGCATTTAATCTCGTACTAAAAAAGAAATAATGTCATTACACAACTCTTATTTTTACATTTTTGTTATAAATAAGAAAAAATAGGCGTAGCAGCTTGCTTATAACGTTTTGTGGCTTTGCGTTCGTTGGGGATTTCCAGCACTAAAGCCGATTGATAGTACAAATTTTAATTTAATAACAAATGATTATAGATAGCACTAAAGCCCCCAATGACGCAAAACCACTGTTAGCGGTTCGTTCCTTATCTGTCGGAAACCTTCTAAAAAGAAATGGGATTGTTGTAACAATTGATGCAAGGTCAATTTTCGATATTTGGAATGATGAAGGAATTGAAATGTTAGGATATGAGCCAATACCTATTACAATGGAATGGATAGAAAAGTTTGGATTTGTATTTGAAGAACTTGGGGAAGAACCAACACTTGAAGAACAAAGTTACAGAAAAGCAATTCGTGGATATGGCTCAAAAGCGTTTGAAATAGAATTTAATAGATATGAAGATGCTTTTACTTTAGATTTTATTACTGGGGAATTAATCAATTACAAATATGTCCACGAACTTCAAAACTTGTATTATTTGCTGATTGGTTCGGAGTTGTCGTGGAATGACCGCTAACTCTCTTATAGCCGCTAATTAATAGCGGCTATCATTCCAACCCCCAAGACAAACCCAAGCCCGACCTTTGCTGCGGTTGTCTGCCACCACTTCTTTTCTTCCCTGATATATATGTTTGACATTCCTGTTATCTTCATGTTAGGATTGTCAATCTTTAGGCTTAGTACCTTATCCTTTTTACCTGCTATCTTATTTAGGATGCCTTTACGTGCAGTATCTGCTATTGCATAAGTTAGATTAGCGGTGGTAACTAATGAATCAATCTGAAGAACGCCAAGCCTACTTATCGTACCATCAATAGAGAACCACTTGTCTTTCTTGTGGAAGTCTTTTGGAAGCTTGATGTATGGCTCATTGTTTAAGATAACGGTATCCAATTGTATAGTCGTCTTAACTACTGTTTGGGTTTGCGTTTTAACGATTAACTCAGGGTCTTTTATGGCTAACTCTTTAAGCTCTTTAATCTTGTTGGCTTGATTTACTATGGTTAGTTCTTGCCGGTAGATGGTAGATGAGTCTTTATTGATTCTTTTTTTGAAATCCTCTGTAGATTTAGCTGATGCCTTTTGAATGGACTTTTGTGTTTCACAGGTGGACCAAAACATCAATAGCAGTAGTGTTATAGCCACTACGTAGAATATTCTTTCTTTATTTTTCATTCTTATTTGTTTATTGAGGATAGGAATGTAGGCCATATGTATTCTTCAAAGTTTTCGCTGCATCTTAATTGAGATTGCAGCATACGTTTCACTGTATCAATCGGCCAATTCTTTTCTTCTATAGCAATTTTAAGAACCCTTAACAATCTTTCGTCAGCCTCTTGTTCTGTTTTTGGAAGATATATTGAAAGATTTCTCATTAGTTATATTTCTACATACACAAATATAAAAAACTATCTTACAACTGCTTGTTGGCCATTTTCCTAATTTTGTTCATCACATCATTCAGCTTTTGAGAACTTTCTTTAAGCATTAATGTAAGGCTTTCAATTTCAGTATCATTTTTTTCCTTTGAGTAATCCTGGATTATGTTATTGATACCTATTATTGACATAAGCGGTTGTCCGAGTTCATGTTCTTGAACAAATTTTATTTCTTCAAGCAATTGTTTTTGTCTTTCATATTCATAAGAAACGACAGAAACAACATCTAGTATATCGTGTCCGCAAAAATGTAGTTTGCCTACCATATAAAACACTTCCCATATAAACCACCTCTGCGCTCCATTCTTTTGTTTTGTTTTTGCGTGGAACGATTTAGGGTCAGGGAATTTATCTTTTGCTTTTTGTATTGCTGTTTTGACTTCTGAGTAATCTGATTCATCAGATATGATGTCCATAAAGTTCTTAGGCTTTATATGCGATACGGAGTTTTCAAAGCTTTCATTCTGCGACGTTATGTTTCCTTCTTCATCGGTAACTACATACAGGTTTAGCAAGGAGTTCTGTAGTATATATTTTGCAGACATTTTTTACGCTTTATTTTTTTACGTAAAAATACTTAAAAACGATTTATACTTTTTATATTATAATACATATCCCTTTTACCCCTGCAAGGGTAATTAAACCAATATAATTGGCAGAGCCTTCAATCTATCCTGCCCCTGACCATCTTTCTTTATTCATGGTATCAATTCATTTAAACAAAAAAAAGTTTAAACCAAGTCGAATTGAGTTTTCAGGTAGACTTATTAACTACTAAAGTATTTAACTTCTTGCATATGGTCGGTGTTGTCGGATATGATGACATTGCACCTGCGTAGCTAATAATTTTACGGCCTTTAACGACAGCTTTTGATTGGTATCTCTACCCTATACTCACGGCTGAACTTGTCGTATCATCAGCCTGTTAGGGGTAAAAGAAAAAGCCCCTAAACAGTATCGCGGACCATCTAGGGACAGATATATTCGGGTTAATCGAATCTATTCGTTCTTTATGTCAGATAGCCCGCGATTCTATCTACCACAAAATTATAAAAACATTTTTATCTACAAAAATTATTTTAGCATTGGATAAAGATTTCCTTTGCGAAGCTCCTTTAGTTCGGATGTCTTTTTACCGAATGTCTTTTGGAAGTGTGGAGCGTCTTTGAATTTCTTCCAATCTCCACCCCATTCCCAACCATACCGTTTAGCTATCTTAACTACCTCCATCCAATCTGAAACCTTATCTCCATCGAAGTCTTTAATGGTATCCCATGATGCAGACTTGCCATCTATGATTAAACAGATGTCAAATGCTAGTCCGTAGTTATGATACGACTGACCGCCTTTTGCATTGGTAACTTTATTGCCAGGCTTTGTTCTGCCTTGAGCGTATAGCTCATCCTGCTCTTTGTCTGTTCTAAGAGTATGCGTGAATCTACATACAGCCCTACCTGTAAGGGCCTCACATATATCATCGTACATAATCTTTGTTATCTCCCTAAGTTCGGGATGCAATAGGTCAATCCTTTTAAGTGTGATTGGGTCCTGTTTCATGGTTATTGAACGATGTATTGAGCCGTTATTGTTAGGTATGAAAATACAGCTCCTGTTGATAATGATGAAATCTGAATAAATAAAAAAGTATTCGCCTGGAAACCACCATCATCTGATTGAACAATAAAACTTGTAAGTTCAGATTGATTATCAGAAGTACAAACTCCATATGCTTGTTTAACGCCTGTAAAGTTTGAGTTTATTGGTAAACTTAGACTAAAGCTTGTTGTACTTTCTCCACTATCCATTGCAACTTGAATGGGTAATGTCATAGTAACAACATTTCCAACTCTACTATAAATACATGGATATGCTGATGTATCTACTGTCGCATTGTTTGCTACATTAGAATATGTTAATGTAACAATACCGCTTTCAAGTGGTGGAAATGGAGTTATCCCCTCCTCTAATATTACATATGAATTAGAAACCTTTGCGGTTTGTAAGAATACATCAGGGGCTTGTTGAAGAATTTTCATATCGTTTTTTTTGTAAAGATACAAAAATCAAACGACCTGCTTTAGCTCTGAAAACAATGACCTCCAAGCAGGTATGCACGACATGGCATACTTTGCAGTAAGCAATACGGTTAAAGTAAACACTATTGAGTTTGCTAGTAAATCATAATTCATAGGCGATTCCATTTCCTGCGATGTTCTTACAAGGGTTTTTTTGGGAGTATAGTACGTTCCGTTATCCAATAAAGATACATCACAAGGCTGAATTGTGTCAAATGAAGTTATCATTTTTTGTTTACTAACCTTTATAATAGGAACTTCAATAATATTCTTAACAACAGTATCTTTTGCCTGTGTAGTTTCGACAGTATCAGAATAGCTTACTTGCTCATTCTCATTCACCAAAACAAACTTTACAGGATGGTTTTTGCAATGCCCTACAGCACTACATACCTGAACCCACTTCTGCGGTATAATCATTATGGTATCTTCAACTGACTTCATCTTCGCTGTCTTTTGATTTAGGAATATAACCTGCCGCTATCAACGCTGTAACTATGGCCGCTAACGTTTCTGTGGATATTACTTTAAATATAAGCAGAAATACAGATACTAATATCATCAAGCTGCCAATGGTAGGTCGCCAATGCTTAATGATAATATCTAAAATCTTTCTGCCTTTATTTGTACGCCTTGCCATACACGAATATACGTTTATGGCCACAAGCAGTTTGTGTAATTATGGCGTGTTATTTACATAATGAGAAATAGAGTTTTGCCTCGTCATTTCTCCTTGTGATTAATCCAGGCAATACCTTGCCACCACCCTTATTCCATTTCAAGAACTCGTCTAATATAGATGGGTCATTAGGATTTACCTTAGCCTTTTTCAATAGCGTTGACTTTACAAAAGCCCCTGTTCCTACATTGTAACAGAAAGAAACCAATGCATCGAATTGACATTGGTTAAGATTCGTTAGATGCCTGTTTATAGCTTCTTCGAAAGGCGTAATAGAGGCTAGTAACAAAGAGGTAGCCTCTGATTCATTAGCTAGTACATCTCCCATCTTTACCTTTTTACCGTTGGGATAACGGGTGTTTCCGAATCCGATGGTAGGAATGGATGCAGGGCATAGGTAGGCTTCTAACCTTAACCCTTCATATTTTTTTATTAAGTCTAATCCAAGTTTAGATATAGAGCGTGTCATGGTCAAATGTTAATTAACGAATGTGTGTGATTGATTTGTAATTATGTTATATAAAATCCATTTGCTTTGGAATGAACTCAATTTTTGGCAATTCTTTTACCCAATCAATACTACATTGACTAACTTCTTCTTCGGTTATTATCCAATTGCCATTTGCATCTTGAATAGGGTTAAACGTCATATCGGTTACATATTGAACGCCTGTTAACTGCTCGGCTTGTTCGGGTGTGAGTTGGTAAACTGTTATCATACTTGACGTCCTAATGCGGTTTGAAATGTTTGATTTATAGT